TGGATGCGATCGCTAGAGACCTCGGCATTGACGTCGGTCTTATCGCAAATGCCGAAGGACAGAGCGGCGGCAGCGATAGCGGCGTTGAAACAACAGCCGACGCAGCCAATTTACGATGAACGCGAGTCGCAACGTCGCTTAATGGCGGAAAAACGAGCCGCCGCCCGCGACCTCAAGATTCCTAGTCCCGCAAACATCGACCGCCGATTGACCGCCGAAGAGTCGGCCGAAGTTTGGCTACGAACCTACTTCCCCGACACGTTTTTTCAGCCGTTCACGACAGACCGATCGCGAATGCTACAGGCTATCGTGGATGCCGCAATCTACGGCGGCGACAAAGCGATAGCAGGTGCGAGAGGCGAAGGTAAAACGCGATTGGCGATGTATGGCGGACTCTATTTAATGGTCCGCCGCTTATCGCCTTTCGTTATCGTAATCGGCAAAAATCAAAAGAAATCAGAAGGCGAATTAAAAACGATTCGCGAACGATTGCAACAGTCGGAAATGTTCATCGCAGATTATCCAGAGATCGGCATACCGTTCCGAGCGGTCGGGGCTTGGTCGTCGCGGGCAAGGATGCAGACCGCAGGCGGCAAACCTACGGGGATCGAGATGGCTTCGGATCATATTATCTTGCCGACAATCAAACGCAATCAACTGCCATCATCGTGGCCTCAGGAAATCGAGCCGGCAAGCTGCGGCCAGATCGTCGCTTCGGTTGGCGTTGATGGATCAATTCGCGGGACAAACTACTACGACCGGCGGCCGTCGCTTGCGATCATCGACGACATCGAGGATCGAGAGGCAGCGGCATCCGATGCGCTGATCGGTAAAAACGAAGAGATCATCGAGCAAGACATATCGGGGCTTGGGGCCTCTGGGCGACGAGTTTCGCGGTTAATGCTTTGCACGACTCAAAACCGCAAGTCGATTGCGTACAAGTACACCGACTCGAAACTGAAACCGAACTGGCGCGGCGAGCGGTTTCGGATGCTGGTGCAAAAGCCGGATCGGATGGATTTGGTGCAGCAATACATTGCAATGAGGCAAGAGCGATCGTCAAGCGATCCAGACGCCCGCGACGCTTTCCGATTTTGGCGAGACAACAAAGACGACATCGAACGCGGGGCGGCGATCAGCAATCCTTACAGCTTCGACCAGAGACCGCACGCCGACGGCGAGCTGCTTGAGCTATCGGCGATCCAAGCCTACTACAACAAAGTCGCAGACTACGGCGAAAAAGCGGTAGCAACCGAATACGATAACGACCCTCCACCAGAGACAGGCCCGGTTGGCAATGGAATTTCGGCCGACATCGTATCGAGCAGAATAAGCGGACTAGCACGGCGACAACTGCCGGCAAACACGGTTTCGGTTACGGCAGCGATTGACCTTGGGAAATATGCTTGTCACTGGGTTATCTGTGGCTGGTGGAAGGGTGCCGGCGGCGTGGTCATCGACTACGGCATTGCCGAGGTGACAGGAACTGACAATACGACCGACAACGAAGCAAGCGAACCGATGATTTACAAGGCTTTGTTGCGTTGGCGTGATGAAATGCTTTCGCGTCCGCTTGTCGATGCGTCAGGCGAGCAAAGGCCGATCGATTTTACGTTGATCGATTCGGGCACGTTTACGAACGCGGCTTACGAATTTTGCCGTCAAGTCGGCGGCAAGTTTCACCCATCAAAAGGGCTCGCCAACTACAAGCCACGCCGCACGGCATCGCCGACTTGCATTCCCGGCGAAAGGCTACACGCTCAATTCTTGCCACCTTCGAAAGTTTGGCTATACGAATTGGACGTAGACTACTGGAAGCAATGGGTACACGAACGATTTTTAACTCCGACATTCGACGAAAATAACATGCTTCGTCGCGGGTCGCTTTCGTTGTTTCATCCAGACGGCAACAAAAAGCACTTGACCTTCGCTCAACACATCGCAGCCGAAGAGCTTGTGAGCGAGTTCAAAGAGGGCCGCGGATCGAAAACGTTTTGGAATCGCGTAAACGCTAACAACCACTTTTTCGACGCTCTTTGCATGGCATCGGCAGCGACTGAAGTTTGCAAGGTAAAGTTAATCGGCGAAAGCGAGTCGCAGGTATCGGCAAGGCAAATCAACGCGGACGCACCGAAGCCGATCACAAACAGGGCAAAACCGCACGGAAGATTTAGAACTCGTGCTGGTGGATGGATACCGCAGAGGCGTTACTAGGAGGATAGAGTTAATGAGCAAGCGAAAACAAGCCAAACAAGAGCAAGAGGCACGCCCGGCACCGCCAGAGCCGAAGCGGTTCAACCCGCGACCGTGCAGTAGTTGTGCGGCGATCAGGCCGAAAGGCGAGTCTTACAGCGTCGTCTATGCGACGAAGGGGAGTGTTAGGTATTGCAAGTGCAAGTACTGCGGAGCGACCTGGGCGCAGGCCCAAAGCTTTATGGGTGACAACGTTACTACGAGCGTAGTAACTAGGCCCGAAATTCCATTGCAAGCGAACGCGAATGGCTTACCGTTAAGTCATGTCGCAGACCGCCACATTACTGAATCAAATCGAAGCAGCGATCAGCGCCTTAGTAACGGGCGGGGCGTCGTCGTATTCAATCGGTAATCGGTCGGTCTCTAAGCTTGACTTAGGCGAGCTATTCAAGCAGCGGGACATGCTCACTCGCCAGCTTGCCAGAGAAAACGGCACCGCGATCCGGCTTGGCCGAATGTCGAGGGTAAGCCGATGATCGGGCGAACTCTTGATCGTGCTATTTCTGTTATCGCCCCGCGATGGGCACTGCGTCGTGCACACGCTCGAAAGCTATTCGAGCGATCTTATCAGGGCGGAGAAAACAACCGATTAAACTCCAACAAGCGGCCAAAAAATCAATCGGCCGACCAGGAGTTGCTTGGCCCGCAGGGTGCCGACTCTTTGAGGGCATGGGCAAGAGCATTGGTTCGCGATAACGCCTACGCATGGGGCGTGGTTGATACGATCGTCTCGAGCGTCGTCGGTTGCGGCATAAAGGCACAAAGCACGCTCGAAACGCCGATTGGTGAAGACGTTGAAAATGTCAACGAGATCCGCGACAAGGCTTGGCAAGATTGGTCGGAAGTGTGCGACGTTAACGGGTTGCACACCTTCGAAGAGATGCAGGCACTTTGCCAACGCGAAATCGTCGAAGCCGGCGAAGTGCTAGTGAAGATCGTCAGAACTTCGGGCAAAGAGTTTCGTGGCATTGCAAGGCCGGTGCCGCTTGCTCTTGAGCTAATCGAAGCGGATCGACTAGCGACGGACAAAGATCAATACCTAGCACGCAACAGCGATCAGAACCGCATTATTCGCGGCGTCGAAATCGATGACCTCGGCAAACCGATCGCTTATTGGATTTATCCAGAGCATCCGAACAGCCCATACGTTTTGAGGCGAACGCCAGAACGCATTCTCGCGAATGAAATCATCCATCTGTACCGACGCGACCGAATCGGCCAAAGCCGCGGCGTATCGTGGTTTGCACCCGCGATGCAATGGCTACGCGATTTGGGCGTCTACGTCGATAACGAGCTTCAAGCGTCGGCGGTTGCGTCTTGTTTCACGATGGCAATCAAGACCGAAACGCCGATTAACTCTTTAACCGATCCAGACGGCGGCGACACCTCGGATAAGTCAGGAAATAAATACGACTATTTGCAGCCCGGCATGATTATGCACCTTGGGCCGAATGAGTCGATCGAGTCGGCTAATCCCGGCAGGCCGAACGCAAACGCAGGCCCGTGGATCGAGTTAATACTACGCGGCATCGCGGTTGGAACTGGGCTATCCTACGAGGTGGTCGCCCGCGACTACTCGAAGACGAATTACAGCAGCAGCAGAACGAGCCAGCTTGAGGACCGACGCCGCTTTCGTTGCTGGCAACAATACTTGCGGAACCACCTTTGCCAGCCGATTTGGAACGCATTCTGCGAACAAGCGGCATCGGCTGGCGTTGTCGGATTTCCTACCGCGGTTGAATTGCTTGACGATCGCAATACGGCTGCGCCGGTCGAGTGGCAAATGCCGGACTGGGAATGGGTCGACCCAAGTGTTGAACAGCAAACCGCCCAAGCGTCAATCGATGCTTACATGAGCGACTACCAAACAGAGCTTGGGGCCCGCGGCAAGTCGTGGAAAAACGTTTTTTATCAGCGAGCTAAAGAAGATCGGCTGCGTCGTCAACTTGGTTTGTTGACGCCGGCTGAGCAGCAATTGGCAATGGTTAACGCAAACCAAAACCCGCAAGCCCAACAGCCGCCGCAAACCGGCTCTGGCGAGATGCAGGGAATGGGCCGACTAGCGTTTAAGAACGCGACCAAGGCTATTACCGACGTGCTTAGCGAGATGGCAAGCGGAGCGATCAGCGAAGCAAGGGCGAAGGTTTTGCTGTCCGCTCAAGGGTTATCCGAAGCGAACGTGCA